TCACCGCTTCGACGGTAACTGACAAAACTGGCTACAGCATCAGCGGGACAAAGACAACGCTCGATGACCTTAACGATGTAAGCACAGCAGAGGTAAACACGCAGGTTGATCTAGGGTTGTCCGACATCGGACTCGATCACCTAGTGTCAGCATCGGTGACGGGAACTGACATTACTGACAACTCGATCATCGCAAGAATGGTCAGCAAGTCGGCAACGGCTGATTGGGATTCGTTCGACAACACGACCGATGCTTTGGAAGCGATTGCTGACAGTGCGGGTGGCGATGCAACGGCAGCTAATCAGACGACCATAATTAATCACTTGACTGACGTGAAAGGCACGAGCTTTGTCAAAGACACGCATTCGCTGACCGACATCACCGCAGACGTCACAGGGATTAACGGTGATGCTATGCGTGGCACTGATAACGCTTTGCTAGCAGCGTCAGCACCGACGAACTTTGGCGACCTTGCAATCACCGCTGCGACTGGTCGCGTTACGGTCGGAACAAACGCTGACAAAACCGGCTATAGCATTAGCGGCTCGATTACTACGCTCGATGGACTAAACGACCCGACAGCGGCAGCAATCGCAGATGCAGTGCTAGATGAAAGCCTGGCAGCACATAACACAGGCGGAACGCTTGGCAAGGCAATAAGGCAGATTAAGGAGGGCGTTGTTTCTGCGGAGTCAACCGTCAATGACGCATCTGCAACGACCACCAGCTTTGTGACTGCTCTGACCAGTGCGGTCGATGATTTCTACAACGACAAGATTCTTGTCTTTATCGGTGGTGCGTTGACTGGTCAGGCACGCATCATCAGCGATTACAACGGCACGACGAAAGCAATCACGTTTGACGAAGAGACAACGTCTCCTCCTGCGAACGGAGACGGCTTTATCATTCTCGGCATACACTCGCATACGCTTACGCAAATCAAGCAAGAGGTGCGAACCGAGATGGACAGCAACAGCACGCAACTTGCGGCGATTGTTGCTGATACTGGCACTACGTTGCCAGCAACTTTAAGTGCAATTCAAGGTGCATCGTTCGACACTTCAACGGACAGTCTAGAAGCGATTCGGGACAGAGGTGATGCAGCGTGGACTGGTTCTGGAGGGGGAGGCGATGCTACTGAAGCAAAGCAAGACACAATCATTTCTGCTATTGGAACAATAACGGATCTTGGCAGCGGCTCAGACATTGCAAACAACCTTGCAGATATTGCGGGTGCAACATTTGTGACTGGCACAGACAGTCTAGAAGCGATCAGAAATAGAGGAGATGCAGCGTGGGCAGGGGCAGGCAGTGCATTGCTCATGCAAAACACAACAATTGCTACTTTAGCAAGCCAGACTTCCTTTACGCTTACAGACGGCAGCACAGATGACGATGCTTACAACGGTTTAGCGATTGTCATTACAGATAGTGCGACAAGCACACAAAAAGCAGTAGGAGTGATTGAAAATTACGTTGGCGCAACAAAAACGATTACGCTGCGCACCGATCCAGGGATTTTTACAATAGCGGCGGGAGACACGGTCGATATTCTTGCGTGCATAACAGGTGCTTTGTCAGCTTCTTCAGGAGTTGAAGGATGGTTAGGGTAAGGTTCTGCCGTAGATGCGGCGACATTGTGTCGGGAAGATGCACGAGATGTGCGGCACAAAAAAACCAAAATTCAGTTGCACCAAGGTATGACAGGCAATGGAGAAACGTCCGTTTAAAAGTTCTTGCGGACGAACCTTTGTGCGTAGATTGCAAGGCAGAGGGAAAAATAAGACCAGCACAAGAGGTGCATCACATTCAGACCATTGCTGCAGCACCTCATTTAAGACTGGCCCGAAAAAACCTTGTCCCGCTTTGTTGCAGTTGTCATGACAAGCGTCATGGGAAGCAAGTGCATCGATACGGAGAGCAAAATGGCTAGACCACGACTTGCACCTGAAATCCATAAATTGCAGGGAACGTATTCTCACGATCCACAAAGGGAAAACAAAAACGCTCCCAAGGCAAACGGACGATGTCCAGATGCGCCAGACTATTTTGACGACGACGAAATACAGAAGTGGAACGAACTTACCGAGGATCTCAGGACAATGGGAATTATGTCCTCGGACTGCCGAGAGCAGATGGTAGCCTACTGCACGGCATACGCAGGATATATGCAATGCAGGCGAGAAGTCGAAAAAGAAGGAATGGTGGTAGAAGCGAAGAACGGTACAAAGCGAAACCCGAGGATGACGGATTTGCACAAGTTCTTGGAGCAAATGAATCGACTTCGACCTGAATTTGGACTGACTCCAGCATCACGGTCAAAGCTCGTTAGCATGAAAGGCGACGAAGAAGAGAACCCAATGGAACACCTTGTAGCGAGGTTGACGAGTTGATTGCCACTGCATCCCTAACAAACATGCAATCTTACATCGACGCAGTTACGTCTGGTGAGATTGTTGCATGCAAGTTTGTAAAGGATGCGGTCGCTCGTCATGTAAAAGACCTCGGTCGTCAGTCCACTCAGGACTTTCCATATCACTTCAGCGAAAAGCATGCTGCAGCTGCAATTGACTTTTTTCCGTTGATGCTCAACCACAGCATTGGAGATTACGTTGGTCAACCGTTCCACATGGAACCTTGGCAAGCGTGGATCACAGGATGCATGTTTGGTTGGAAACGAGACTGTGACGGTGCAAGACGGTTTCGTCAGGCGTATGTATCAGTCGGGCGCAAGAACGGCAAAAGTACCTGGGCCGCAGGAATCGCAATCCGATTTGCCGCACTCGACATCAACCCATCCACACAAGGAATTGAGTCGGTAGCGGAAGTCATCTTGAGTGCGACGAAGCGTGAGCAGGCACAGGTGATATACAAGGAAATCGAGCGGATGCGACATCGCTCGCCGCACATCGAGCAAGTGTCAAAAACAATCAACAAGCAAATTACTTTCACGCATAACTCTGGATCGATCAGGACGGTCGGTAGCGATAAAAGCTACGACGGCTTAAACCCCTCGCTCTGCGTGATGGACGAACTTCACGCTTGGTCACCAAACCGTCATCAAAAGTTCTATGACACAATGGTGACGGGCTCTGGCTCGAGACTTCAGCCTATGAAGTTGGTGGTGACGACTGCTGGGGATGACAAGAGCTTGATATGGATTGAGGAATACAAGCATGCGAAGAGCGTGGCAGCGGGTGATGTGCAAGACGACTCGCTGTTTGCGGTGCATTACGAAATTGACGAGGAAGACGACCCACTCGATGAAGCCTGCTGGATTAAGGCAAACCCAAACCTGCATGTTTCTCTGAAACTAGACTACCTTCGCCAGCAAGCAATCCCAGCAAAGACAAGCAAAATCGCACTGAACCGATTTACTCGGTATCACGGCAATCGATTAGTGTCCTCGGTCGAAAGTGCATTTGACATTGAGAAGTGGGACAAATGCGCTGGGGAGTTATCCGATTGGCAATACGCAGAGGCAACTGGCGGCGGATGTGACCTTGGAGGCAGGAACGACCTTGCAGCATGGGCCGTTGTCGCCAGGTTCCCTGTTGAGGGAACGGAGAACGATGAAACCCCAACCTATCGATACGAGATCCGCACCAAATCATATATCTCTGAGGAAACGTCGCGTGATTTGTCGCAGCAACCATTTTGCGATTTTGTACACACAGATTTGCTTGCGAAGTCTCCGTATCCAGTAAGCGACCTATCAGAGGACTTCATTGCTGCCTGTCGCGAATATTGGGTCCGAGACATCGCTTTTGACCCAGCGCAAGCACAGCAGTTGTCGGAATGCCTGCGCCGTGCTGGAGTGCCAAACGCACCGTTTCCGCAGACGACCTCGTACTACCACGAACCGCTGAGTGAATTTCGGCAGGCAATCGAGGAAGGTCGCGTCACCCACGATGGCAACCGATTGCTACGTTGGTGCATTGGGAACGCAATGGCAGTGCAAGATCGACAAGATCATTGGATGCTGACAAAACGCGACTCAAGCGACAAAATTGACCCAGTGGTGGCGGTTATTATGGCGTTATGGCGAGCCATGGTTGCACCGGGACGGTACGCTGGCAAGAACTTGTATTTCTAGGATTATGCGATGCGTAAGTTGCTAAAAAATGTGACCAGCAACCTTTCCTCTCCACAGCAGTGGCTTGTGGAATGGTTCAGAGGTGGACCTGAGTCTGAGTCTGGTGTTCAGGTAGACATCAACACTGCACTTGGATTGCCTCCTGTTTGGTACGCAGTCAGCAAAATTTCTGGGCATGTTGCACAATTGCCGCTTAACGTTCGCCGTCGCTTAGAACGTGGCAGTGAAGTTGCAGAATCTCACTTTGCACAGCAACTGCTAAACTTGCGTCCGAACGAATACCAAACGCCAGTGGTATTTAAAGAACAAATGATGGTTCACGCATTACTTTGCGGAAACGGTCGAGCAGCAATTGTGCGGCGCGGTGGCGTTGCTGTTGAATTGATACCGTTGCTGCCAAGCTGTACTTATACATGCTTGGTCGATGGCAAAAAATGGCACATCGTGTATTGCCACGATGATGATCGAACTATGCAAGTTCATATAAGTGCGGGTGCAAGTCGAGAGGGAAGTTATTATCGAATTCCTGATGAGGATGTTTTGCACATACCTGGACTTGGGTACGACGGTATTGCAGGTCGCTCATTGATTTCCGTAGCACGCGATGCAATTGGACTTGGAGTTGCGGGTCAGCGTGCCGCAAGCCGCATCTTTAAAAACGGAGGTCGTCCTGGTGTCATTCTTGAGGCAACGCCAGGAACCTTTCGAGGTGATCAGGATCGCCAAGAATTCATGGAAGAATTTAACGAGTATCACGAAGGGCTCGACAACATGGGTCGTGCTGCACTGATGCGTGAGGGAATGAAAGCGACAACGCTAAACTTATCGGCACAAGACGCAGAGTTCATTGCACAGCGTCAATTCCAGCGTCAAGATGTTGCATTGATGTTTTTGCTTGAATCGATTTTGGGTGACGATGCCTCGGTTAGCTACAACAGTCAATACGAAAAAAACCTTGCGTATTTGAGCAACTGTTTAAACAAGTGGCTAAGAAAATGGGAGCAAGAAGCACAATGGAAATTATTGGGCCAGCGCGCACAGCGAACAATGTTTTGCAGGTTTGATACAGCAGAGTTATTGCGTAGCGATTATAAGACAACCATTGAGTCGTCAGCATTGGCGATTAACTCAAGAATCATTTCGCCAAACGAAGCAAGAGAGCGAATTGGCTTGAACCCCTACGAAGATGGAGATGAGTTCTTTAATCCTGCCATCACGCCTGGCGGTCCTAGCGGCAACAACGCAACGGAAAATGATGCAGACGATGCAGAAGAGCCACTTGCAATTGAAAACAGTAACAAGCTCGCTGTGACAGCAAGAATGAAGCATTTGTTGGGTGTAACAGCTAATCACGCAAAAGACGCAGCTGGCCGAAACAAAAACTTTATGAATTGGCTAGATGATTACTACGGCGAAGACGGCAAGTGGAACAAGACATTTGCTAGGGCAGTCGAGGAATTTGGTGGATCTCCAGACGTTGCATCGCGTTGCGTTTGCAATTTGCGAGAAAACTTGCTGGAGGTCGCTGGCACTGTTAACCAAGAAGGACTTTTGGCAGCGGTTGCCGAGGTCGTCAAAGAATGGCCGAAGCTCGCGGATAAACTCGCGGACGAAGTATTACTGGAGCAATGCGATGCTTAAATCAAATTACGAAACAGGCAAAATAGACATGTACGGCGAAATTGGCTCGTACATTGAGGAAGGTATTTCAGACCGTGACATTATTGACATTTTGGGTCAAATGGACGGCAAGGACATTACGATTTCGCTTAAGAGCGAAGGTGGAGATGTTTTTGAAGGATTAAGCATTTACAACCAGTTAGCACATTACCAAGGCAATGTCACGATTGTTGTTGATGCACTTGCTGCAAGCATTGCATCAGTTATTGCCATGGCGGCGGATGACATTGCAATTCATGAAAACTCCATGTTAATGATTCACAACCCGTGGACCGTGGCAATTGGCGATGCCAAAGAGTTTCGCGGAGTGGCAGATTTGCTGGACCGTGTAGCGGCAGATATCGCTGCAATCTACGCAAGACGATCAGGACAAGACGACAAACTATTTTTAGATGTCATGGAAACGGACACATACTATTCCGCACAGGAAGCACTCAATGTTGGGCTCGTGGATCGCATCATTGAACCTGAGAATTACAAGAAAAAGAAAAAAATGTCAGCGGCAGCGGCAAAACCAATAGTTTCTGCTGCGGCGTTTCCTCGGAGAAATCAATGCGAGCGAAGAATTCGCTTGACAAGCAAGCGGTAATTTGCTGAAAATAGAGCTTCAACAACATTTAATTGGCTTTTCCGACTCACTCATTAGCGTTTCGGCTTGCCGGTTTGGTGTTACTGTTTTGTATTAACACAGTACCATCGGACGGAGCAGCGAACGTTATCTTGCTGCTCTTCCGGTAATGACGGAGAGCAATAATGCTTAAAAATTCTCAAGAAATTCGAGATGAAATCTCGGAGCAGCGTATTAAGGCACAAGCAATTGTGGACGTTGCAAAAGCCGAAGAGCGGGATCTATCCGAAGACGAGCAGTCGTCCTTTGATCAACTCGTCGATTTGGCAGATGCACTTGAATCCAATGATCTTGTGCGTGCAGAAAAGCGTGAAGATCTCGAAGCAAAAGCCAAGCAAGCAATGAAATTGCAGGCAAAGGTTGATGCTGGCGATATTCAACTCGGATCGGAGTCTGGCGAAGTGCAAAACAACTTTAGCGTCCCTGTCCGAGCGAAATCATCTCGCAAGCTGCAAGCATACGATAATGAGCGTGACGCTTATGTCGCTGGCAATGTAATCCTGGCAAACGTATTTGGGAATCACAAAGCCACTCAATTCTGCAATGACTTGGGAATCGGCCTGCGCAACGCACATGTTGAAGCGCAAGATCCGAAAGGCGGATTCCTGGTCCCAGAGGAAATGCAGCGGTCTTTGATCCGTTTGCGTGAGGAGCGTGGTGTTTTCCCACAATACGCTCGCAATTATCCGATGGCGAGCGATTCGCTTTTTGTGCCGCGAGACATTAACGACCAGACTGCTTACTGGGTTGGCGAAAATACTGAAATTACTGAGTCGGATGCCGATCTCGGTGGTGCAGAATTGATCGCTAAAAAGCTCGCCTGTCTGTCGAAAGTCTCTAGCGAGCTTGATGAAGATAGCGTGGTGGACATTGCGGAAATGGTTACGCGAAGCATGGCCTATGCTATGGCTGATAAGATTGATGAAGCAGGTTTCAATGGAACTGGCACATCAACGTATGGTGGCGTAACTGGTCTTGCTTCTGCTTTAAACGCCAGTGCAATTAACGACGCTGCTTCTGGCAACGTTTCAAGTGCGAC